CCACCTAATGAACCACCTGATGGTGTAACATAAGTTGATACATCAATGTTATCAAAGTATGGATAAACTCTTGTGTTTGGTTTAAATCTTGTACCGTTAAATGTAATTGTTCTTGCTCTTACAAAAGGCACAAATGCAACATTAATAATTCTGTCACCAATTGAATTTCTAACAACTTGTGGTACTAATACATTTCTTACACCTGTTCTAGTTTGATTTACTAATTGACCAGTTGTAACTTCTTGTCTTTGTAATACTCGTCTTGGAACACCAAAAGCGAATGTTTGTTCTCTTTGAGCACCACCAATATTTCTAACATCCATTTCTCTAGGAGCACCTGCCCACATATCTTGCCATTCATTCCAAACTGTACCGATTTCGATACTTTCTAAATTTGGATTGCCTGCAATCATTGTGTCAAAAGCACCTTGATTATTTAATACTAATTCAGGAGCTCTTTCTGTTTCTTTCCACTCATCACCTGGAGGTGTTAACTCAATAGAACCAATCCATGTAAATACATTAAATGGGTTAACATTAATAAATTTACTTGCAAAAGGTTGGTCAACTAAAGTTTCCTCTGTGTATGGTAGAGTTAATAAGTCACCTGTTTTTTGATAATTAGCTGCTGTTCTATCTGCGTCAACAATTGCTGTACCGTCATCATCTCTTTCGATTAATTGTACTGCGTCCTCTTTGAATGTAGGTCTTAAATGACCCTCTGCCATTGACATAGCCGCTTTGTAGTCTAAATTACCAACATCACCAATTCCGTGACCTGTAAAGTTATCTACAATAAATCCGTTTTTAAATCTATCAAAACCATCAGCGTCTTGTATTTGTAAAGATTGAGCAGATTGTTCTAACATATTTAATTGTGTATAGTATTCTACATTTTCTAATCTCTTTTCAATCTTACCAATATCTCTCATTGTGTATCTTCTATTATCAATGATTTCTATTTCTACATGGTCTGTTGTAAGAGTATAATTATCTAATTGTAATGTGTATAGGTGCATTGCACTATCTAAATTATTTGGAGCTTGAGGACTTAATGCTGAAGCACCATCAACTATTCTAAATGTTCCATCTTTATCTAAAAATACTTTTACAATTTTTGGTAAATAATATTCAAAGTCAGACGATACATCTGAATTAAATTTAACAATGTCTATTGTTGAAGCACCTGTGCCATCAAAACTTCTATCTTGTCCGCCTGAAGAAACTGTACTTGCGTCATCAACTCTAGGTCTAAAATCTATCACATCTCTTAATTGAAAAATTTGACCAGTTGTGTCGGATGTGTAACTCGGAATATCTTCGTAATCAACAACACCTGAATATGAATCAACATCAAAATAATCACCTGAACCGTGAGAGAAGAAATCAAAATTAATTAATAATCTACCAGTCGGTGTTAATGAACCTGTTTTAAGTTTAATTCTACCAATGTCATAGAAGTTATCTCTTTGACCATTGTCTAATTCAAATCTACTTGTAATATCTGTATGACTTGTTGTAGCAACTGTACTAAAATCAGGTGCCATAAAGATACTATTAATTTTTAATATATCTGCTTTACCTAAACCAATTACACCACTTTCAATAGTAGCTTGTGTAGATACTGCTAAAGTTGTAGCTGAGTTTAATGTTTTTGTTTTTGAACCTGCAACACTTCTATTGATTGTACCTAGAATTTTAACTTTGTGGCCTGCATAGTTAGCACCAAAGTCTAATGTTAATGTTTTACCTGTAGGAGAACCACCTAATGTAAAGATAGCGTCACCCTCATGGTTGTTACCTGTTAAACTTAATACATCACCAACAGCACCAGTACCACCAGAACCTGTTGTCATAATAGAAACTGAAAAGTCTTTTTCTAATAAAGACACAAATGTTTCGTTTGTACCAGCAGTAATTGTTACATCACCATTTGATGATAATGTTCCTGTGAAGTGTCTTCTTACTGCAAAGTTTGTGTCTGTAACACCTGAATTATTTTCTGTTTTTAATGTCTTAATTGTTTTATAAGGCAATTTAAATATAGAAATATTTTTATTTGATTCTTGTAATTTACCTCTATTTCTAGTTACATTTGATTTAGTAGTTACATCTGAACCACCAACTGCACTTGTCATAGTTAAACTTGTGTTCGAAATAATTGCTTCAACGATTTGAGTTTCTGAACCACCTGCGTCTGTAGTAAATGTGATTTCATCACCAACTCTTAACTCATCATTAAATCTAGTACCGAAACCTGTCACAGCGTCACTTGAATTTGCAACTGATATTGTTCCTGAAATCTGTAAACTTTCTCCGTTTGCTGAACTTCTTACAACATCAGCTGTGTATGTTGGCGAACCTGCCATACCTAATTGTTTTACACTAGAGAAGTCATGTGAAGTAACACCTTTTAAACCAACTGAATCTGTTTGAATAACTGCTGTGTTAGATGAAGTACCACCTGTAATTGTTTCTCCTGCTGAGAAAGTACCTACAACATCTGATACAATAACAACACCATGAGCAGCTGTACCGCCTGAGGTGTATGTGCTATGACCTGATGTATTATTATTGGCGCCTACTGTTCCATCTCCACCCAACTCGAAAGTATTTGTTGTTGGATTTCTAACAATATAAACAGTATTGTTTATTTGTGTCATACCGCCGACACTAGCAATTGTAACTTGTTGGCCTTCTTTGAAACCGTGAGAGTTTGCTGTAACAACTCCTGGATTAGCTTTAGTTATAGCTGAAATGTTTGCACTTTTAGTTGTAGAAATTGATTCTAAAGTAGCAGTAGCACCTGAAGTACCGCCTGTAATTTTTTCACCAGTTGTAAATGATTGTGCTGTTCTAATGTTCAAGTGTGTGAACATATTAATATCAAACACATAATGTTTATAAACTGCACCTACTAAACTTGAACTTGAAAAAATATTTGAAGCAGCTGTTCCTGAGTTATACTCAAAACCTCTGGACTTTGCACGACCAATTGTATTGATTGAAGCACCAGCACTTGCGTTTTCTGAACCTCTACTAGATGTTAATGTATTGTAAAGATTAACTCTTTTAAATGCTTCTACATCACCAGATACGAAACCAATATCAGGAGAACCGTAAACATTACTTACATTTACAAAGTTACCTAAGTCAAATCTTGTATTGAAGTTATTTTCTGTATCAAAATCTCTAGCTTTGTTTACATCAACAAAAGTTGTACCTATAGTTTCAATTTCGAAACCTTTAACATATGCTTTACCAGGAGCAATACCTAATGCAAGTTTATTTTCTAAACCACCATTTGCTGAAGTAAATACACCTCGGTTATTGCCACTAATTAAATGTTCTCTAATGTCTAAATCAAAACCTCTTACTGCATAATCACCTGATTCGTCAAATGTTCTACGAGCAAGTGTTTCTTCTAATACAGCATACTCTGTTGTTCTAACTCTGTTTTGAATAATACCTAATTTTAATCTTAACAACTCAATAAAGTTTGAATCTTCCGTAGTTGTAAGTGTCTTTTTAGTTAAAGTTAAATCTATTTTAAATCTGTGGGCGCCAGGAGCATTTTGATTTGAAGAACCAGCCGCATTATCATTTAGAGATAAGTCATCATTTGGTGTTACAAAAGATTCTGTAACTTGTAGACCAACTCTATATGATGGAGAGTTTGTATATTTGTCTAATACTAAAACTTGTTCAGCAACTTGGACATGAAAACCGTTTATGTAATAAACACCCTCACCAATATATGCTGATGAACCTGTATGACAAGTTGCTACAACTGCTGAAGCAGCTGAACCGTCAATAGTACAATTTACAGTTTCTCCGTGTGTGAATTTTTCTGAGGTATTATTTGTACCTGAAGTTATGTATTTTACAAAAAGTGTATCCGGGTCAGTACCGTCTGTAACGGCAACACCAATACAATTTGCAACAACACCAGATGAAACACCAGTCAGTTGTACATTATTATATTTTGTAATATCTGAAACTGTTTTACTAGTTAATTTTACTGAATAGTAATTTAAATCGTATGAAATTTGGCCAGGTATAACCATAGCACCTTGTTTAAAGATGTGGTCAGACAACCTTTCAAGTTGATTCTGTAAAATCGTTTGTGATTGTGTTAACTCTCTAGCCTGTACTGCGAATGCTGGTCTAAAAAGAACTCTATGGAACTTCTTCGAATCAGTAAAATCATCATAATACGGCGTGAGGTTAAAGTCAGTTGGACTTGGCATTTATTTCCCTCTTAAAATTCAATAACTAGTTTAACATTTTCTGTTTGGTCTGAAGCTCTTGTAATAGGCGCTCTATTTTCAACATAGGTCACATCACCTGTGTCAGCGTCTAATTCAGCAGCTGCATAACCACCTGTAAATGAAACACTATCAACTGTACTTGTAGAAGTTGAAGGTGTTCCTGTAATACCTGAGTCAGCACCTGTAATCGTGTTTGCGCCAGAAAACGCCGTTAAGTTACCGTTTGTATCCAAACCAGCATTATTAAATCTAGTTTGAACATAATATAATATTTTGTTAGTATTATCCCATTCAACAACTTTACCTATAGCACCTGTTGTAGTTTGAGTAATTTTTTCATCTACTGTAAATGAACCTGAAGCACTTGCAAGTAAAACTGATTTAACAGCTCTTAATGTAGTTGCTGTTGCAGCTGAACCACCTGATTTTGGGTCTTTAATGATACATACTCGTCTAAAATCGTTAGTAGTATTAAAGTCACCTGAGTTTGATGTTTCTGCACCTTCAAAGTTAGTGTTTGTCATTACAAAGAAACCGCCTAATTCGTTTACTGCGTCTTTACCATGACCACCTTTTGGTTCGATAATAACATCTAATTCTGTTCCTGATAAACTTGAAGCACCTGCAGCTATTATGTCTGCAACTCTAATATATGCAAAAGTATATCCTGTTCCTGGTGTTGTTACTGTGACTGCTGTTACTGCGCCTGAAGCAACTGTTACAGAAACTTTACCGCCTGCACCGTCACCTCTAATATCAATGTTAGTGTGTGTTCCGTTTGAACCACCTGAACCGGCAGTTTTAATTTTTACTAAATTAATTGCACCGTCAACAGCTGCGGCTGCTACTGTTGAGTTTGTAGCGACTGCCATAAAGTCTGTTGAAAGAAAATTAACTTGTTGTGAAGCAGATAGTGAATACATATATTTCCATTTGTATCCATCACCTGTTGTTAAAATAGATGTTGATGTTCCTGTTGGCATAACAGTTGAAGCTGCGTTACTATTGTTTTCTAAACATTTGTAAACATTATTATCCGTAGATAAAACATAAAAAGTTGCGTCAAATAAATTTGTAGCGCCACTATTAGCAGCTTGTGTAGTTGTTGTGCCTGTAATTCTATTGCCGTAATCGTGTCTATAATAATCGTATGTTGTTCCTGTTGTCCAATTTCTTCTTGGTATTGCAAAAGAAACATCACTTGTTGTAATTCTTTTTGCAGCCAATAAATCATCAAAATAAAAGAATTCATCTTGGATTGAATCAACTGGTGTTAATGGTGCTGTGTCTGTACCTTCATTTTCCGTTCTACTATCACCTCTAGTAGATGTACCGTAAGGTTGAGGACGACCTAAGCCCATGTAATAGACAGTATTTGCTGATTCACTAAATGATTCAACGAATTGTTGAGCATTGTGTCTTCTAAATTTGTTTGTTATAATTGCCGGCATATTTTTTCTCTTTTATCCTTTATACTATTTATACACTTTTTTAAAAACTATTAGCTCCATCTTACAATAACCACACCTTTACCACCGGCACCAGCTGGGTTGTTACTAGGACTTCCTGGGAAACTTCCTCCTGAACCGCCACCGCCTCTATTAGCAGTACCTGGTTGTGCAACTGCATTGTATCCTGCGTTACCACCACCGCCACCTTGGCCGCCTGTTGAAGCGTCTGTTGGATTGGCTCCAGAAACACCAGCACCACCGCCTGCATAATAAACTCCTGTTGTGCCGTCTGCGATAGTGTATGAACGACCTACTCCTCCTGGAGCTTGACCAGTAGGATTGTCAGCTGATGTTCCGGCTGCGCCTGCGCCACCGCCTCCGCCAGCACCGTGAGGTTGTCTTACTCTACCTGCTCCGCCATTATGTCCATAACCTGTTCCGCCACCTGATGGATTTTGAGAAGCAGCTCCGCCTGTACCGGCAGGTGAACTATCAGCTGATGAAGAACCACCGCCTGAACCGCCACTTGCACCTGGTGTGGCTGCGTATGGGTTTTCTTGTCTGGAACCTCCTGCACCACCACCTTGAGCAGTGATTGTTCCGAATACTGAATTTTGTCCTGAGAGACCTCTCTGGTCACCTGGACCTGTAGGTGTTTCATCACCTGCGCCACCGTTACCAACTGTAACCGAAACACTTCCGCCTGGTGTTACACCATAAGTTGCATGATAAACTAATCCACCTGCGCCGCCACCGCCGCCGATAGAAGCACCACCTCCACCGCCACCGCCGACAACTAATACTTGAACTGCACTTACACCAGATGGTACATTGAAAGTACCAGACGCTGTAAATGTTTGAACAGTAGGTGCTTGAACTGTTATTGTAAATTGTCTATCACTCGTATTTGAAGCTGCGTCTTTAGCTCTGATAGTAAATGTTGATGTTGTATTTGAACCAACTGCGTCAGCATTACCACTAATTAATGCACCTGAGCTTTGTGAAGCAAAACTCAATCCCGCTGGAATTGAACCTGATTCTACTGTATATACTACATCACCACCTGATTCTGGGTCAGCAGCTAAAACTGTAAGAGATATACCACTTCTTTGAGCGTCTGTAAATGTTCCTAATGAACCAGCAGCTGTACTATAAACTGGTGATTGGTCAATATTAATTTGATTTGCTAAAGTATTTGTTAAACCATTGCCGGCTGTTACCTTTACATCATAAGGTTCACCTGAACCTGGTAAATTTGATTTGGCAATTACGCCAGTAATTTGTGTAGCACTATCTCTTGTTTGACTTGCAAAAGCAATTGTTGAACCTGAATCATTTAATAAGCTTGCTGTTGCACCTGCGTCAAATCCTTGACCTGTAATAACAATAGTATGATTACCTGTACCATCACCTGTTAGTAAGTTTGTTGGTGATACACTTGAAACTGTTGGCAAATTCACAAAGTTTTTTTGTGTCATTTTTTTAATTGTACTTGAAGAAGCGTCAAATACCAAGATTGTATCTGATTCAGCAGCACCTTCATTTAAAGCAGTTGTTCCGTCAATATCTACAGAAAGTGTTGTATCATTTTTTGATATTCCTGTTCCTGCTTGAGCAGTTAGATTTGCAACTGTAATTTTTTTTAATGCACCTGAAGCAGATGTATCAGATACAAGTACAGTATCGGCTGTGTTAGCCGCTTCAGATAATGCTGAAGCACCTGTAATTATATCAGCGTCAAGGTTTGAATTTTTGATTTTATTTGCCATATTACTATTTATACACCCTTATTAAAGCTCTTTAATTGTTATTACATCCGCAGCTATTGGAGCCGAACCAAATGTTAGTGTTGTTCCTGATATTGCATAATCTGTAGTAGGTCTTTGAAAAACACCGTTTAAAAATACCAAAGTATTTTGTACAGTCATACCACTTGTAACTGTAAATGCTACAGTAGAACCGTCACCAGTATATGCTCTTGTGTTACCTGTTAATTGACCAACACCAATTGTTTTATTGGTAAGTGCTCCAGCAGATACCAAAGAAACCAATGTTGAGTTAGCACCAGTTGGAAGTAACATTGTATTAGTTACTCCGGCACTATGAGGTTGTGGTTTAATTGTTTGACCATGAGTATTTGCATGGCAATTCAATTTAATTTGTCCTTCAATAGAAGAACCATCACCTCTGAATTCTGTTATATTTGTGGCACTAGAAACTAATAAATTGCCTGAAGCGTTTGTAAGTGTTTCTGTCTGTACACTTGTTAAACCTGTTATTGTAGTATTAAGAGTAACATTTACCTTATCTGTTGTTACAGCGGTTGTTAAGTTTGTACCGCCTGTAACTGCAACTCTTTCACCTAAACCTATTACTGTTTCTGTAGAACTTTCATCAACAAGTGTGAAAGATGTGGCATTTAAACTTGTGCCATTACCTAGATAAGCATAAATTTCATTAAAGTTGTCATTAATTAGGTCACCGCCAGCACGAAGCGTAGAACCGTTACCGTCATCCGCTGAAGAACCTATATTGATTGTTTGTTTAGCCATTCGTTACTCTCTTATTTTCCCTAATATTTATACAAGTTTTATCATTATACTGTATCAAAAGTTACATCTGTTGCGTCAAATGTAATATCTGTTTGGTCAAAACCAATACTTGGTACAGTTATATTAATTTCAGTTGGATATCCTATGTATGTTCTTAAATTATCAGTACCTAAACCAGCAAAGTCCACAACTTCACCGTCTTTAGATGTACTATTTAATCCGTTAAATCTAAAATCTGCCCAATTGACAAAGGTCATAGGAGAAACATATTGATTTGAACCCTTAATACCACCAGCTATTGCCG